TCGATGTTCCCCGCATCTCTCGGTACGACGTGGATACGGAAACCCCTAGGCCGGAGAAGTTGGTGGTGGATTTCGATACCACCGTCAATTCCTCACCCATAGATATCTCGGGGCAGGGGAATCATGGGAGGTTTAAGGGAACTGCCCAGTACTCCTCAGCGGAAAAAGCATTCTTTTTTGATGGGAATAGTGATTATATACAAGGAACACTTAATTTGAATGGTAGTGAACTAGATGGTTCCTATACTCTATCAGCGTGGGTAAAAAGATCAAGTACCACGAATAACAACTCATTTTTATTTTATATCGGGACAGACGGTACTGGTGATTCAATAGGTTTTTATAGTGATTCTGTAACCAGCTATCAATTATTTCATTATAATCATCCCATCATGGCCGCCACGTCACAGCCAAGTATTCTTAATACATATCGTCATATAGTGGCTACATATGATGGTACATACCGACGAATATACATAGATGGTGTCATGATCGACGTAACGAATTCGGGCGTATCTGCACCCCTCGGCATACCAAACAACCCTATATTCAGTTTAGGTATGCGATATACGAATCTGAGTGGAAGTAGTGAATATTTACATGGTTACATGTCCAACCCCAAAATCTACTCAGTCGCCCTCGAAGCCTCGGAGGTCAAGAAACTGTACAACTTGGGCCGAACCGGGCGGTCCATGGTCATCAGCGACACGGCCGTCGGCATCGGGAAAGTCCCTGAAGCCCAATTGGATGTGAGGGGGTCACTGAATGTGACCGGTGCTTTTAACGGTAACTCATCCATTAGATTTTTTAGGTTTAGATACACATTAACTACGTCCACTGCAACCCAATATCTCAAACGAACTGGTGCCAGTACCAACGGTGAGACCCTGGGTGGGTACTTCACCTCAGATTACGATGATACACGTATAATTAGTATTTCTAGTGTAGTATATAATTCTAACGGTGATGTCGTCCAACAACAAGGACAAGATGCAAGCTGGCTCGCGAGTGTATATTCCATACCACTACATAGTGGTAGTGCTAATGCCGGACTCGTTATTTACAATAAAGGAGCTTCCGTGGTGTCTTCAGCCGGTGCTAATCGACATATGGAAATCCTCGTCATAACATATTAAATAAAAAAATACTAAGTGATAGTATATGGACTCAATATTGCAATACGATTTAGTTGATTTAACCCTATCAGGGTTTTCGAATGTTGTCCCACAACAAATAGTTATCGAAAATTCTCAGGGGTGGGTATCAAATGTATGGGAAACTATTACATATGAAAATAATGAAGATAAACCATCGAGAGTCGATTTTGAGACTAAACTCCAAGAACTTGTTGACAGTCGACCCAAAAACCGTAGTAAAATTCAAGAAATTCTCAAAATACGCAACACTCTTCTCAGTGAGAGTGATTGGACCCAACTCGCGGATGTATTTATCAATGCTGGAATGCACAGTAAGTGGAATAAATACAGGAAATTACTTAGGGAACTACCAGAAAGTGGAATAGATTATGATTCTGATGGTAATCCACTCGAAGTGCGATGGCCTATTAACCCCGATAATATGATAGAGGGTGGTCCAGACGTATGTATAAGAAAACGTGATTTTACACCTTCACGACCCGGATCCCAATTTATGTGATAGTGAACGCTTAAAAATAAAGTCTCACTATATTATAAAATGTCTGGTGGTATTGCCCAACTCGTAGCCGTCGGAGCTCAGGACGTCCACCTCGTGGGTCAACCCGAGGTCAGTTTCTTCAGGTCCACCTATAAACGTCACACCAATTTTTCCCAAACTGTCGAACGTCAGGTCATTCAAGGCAACGTCTCCAACCATGGCATGTCCACTGTCCGCTTCGAGCGCAAGGGTGACATGCTCAACTATGTTTACCTCGTTCCCAACAATGGTAGTTTAACCCAAGCCGTCGCTGATTGGAGGACCGTAATTTCCAAGGTTGAACTCATGGTGGGGGGTCAAGTTATTGATGAACAAGATTCTACCTATTCTACCCTTATCGCTCCTACTCTCTCCGCGACCTCTTCTTCCAAGTCGGTTGCCGGTGATCTCTACGGTGGCGCTACCAATGAGCGCTTCTACCCTCTCCGATTTGCTTTCTGTGAGAACTGGCAGACTGCTCTCCCACTCATTGCCTTGCAATATCATGATGTTGAGCTCCGGATCACTTGGGGTGCTGACGCGGCCGACCATAAGTGGGATATCTTCGCGAACTATGCGTACCTCGATACCCAGGAGCGTGAGATGTTCGCTGCCGAACCTCTCAACATGCTCATCACCCAGGTACAGAAGGCGGTATCCTCCGGTTCCAAGATGCAGGAGCTGAACTTCAATCACCCCGTCAAGTATCTCACTTCAGCGGACAGCGCTGCTCTTGACATCCTCAACGATGACAATAAGCTCAAGCTCCAAATTAACGGTACCGATGTTGCCGACTTCAAATTTGCGAACCCTAACTACACCTCGGTTCCTCTCTATTACCACACCTCCCATGGTAACTCCACTCCCGCCACTAAGCTCTTCACGTATCCTTTCTGCCTCGAGACTGGTAAGTTGCAGCCCACTGGCACGCTCAACTTTTCTCGTCTTGACTCCGCTCGTATCATCAACGATACTCGGTCGGTCACTAAGGATATTTATGCCGTAAATTACAACATTTTAAGGGTCGAAAATGGTATGGGTGGTCTATTATATTCTAACTAATTAGTAAAAGATGCTTTGGAAAATAGTTTTTCTTCTCTCCATCGTTTTTGTATTGACGTACGATCCTAAATCCAGGACACTTGAAACCTTTGTCGGTCAGCCCACAACGCCAACCACGGAGAAAACATGTGAAAATGCGCATTACGAAGCCGTCCAATTCGCTCAGACGCCATACGAGTGTCCCGCATCCGGTAAAACCAAAATGGGTGCAGTGATGTAGAATACTTAAAAAGAAGATGTTATTTTTATTTATAAATGATTCCGGTTACTAAAGATACTCTATTGATTGTCGCAACTGTCGTATGCGCCGTAGCACTTGTATTTCTTTTTAAAGAGTTGAACAAGACTAAAAAGGATATTGATGGCTTTAGAAATTTTTCAGCCCAGGTCGTCAGACATCTTAGTGCACCCCCTGAGGAACCCGTTGTTCCCGAAACAGAAGTTGAAACCAACGTTGAAACCAAAGAAAGTGAGGTAAAGAAGGAGGAATAAACATATCCACATATTATAACTTGCGAATGCGCAATGAAAAAGTACAAAGCAATCGCAATACCGGTTAGTTTTATAGATGGAAAACCGAGATTTCTCACGGTGAGAGATTGGCGGTTTAAGGATTGGATTTTTGTTACAGGTGGGTGTAGACGACGAGAAATATTTAATCCTTTACGATGTGCTTTACGAGAATTAGAAGAAGAGACGCGGGGTGTTGTTTCTTTAAAAAATGGAGAGTATACAGAGTTTAAATTTATACACAAAGAAAGTCCGACGGTCGATCTTGAATATAATGTCTATATATTTTTTGTCAATTATTCTCGTCCGGAACAACAGACACAAATACGAAAATTTTACGAAGAAAAGCACAAGACACAAATTAAAAAGATGAACAATCAACCCATACGCAAAACGCACGATGAAAACGATTACATGAGTTATGATACTCTCGAAGAGTTCAACTCACGTAAACGATGGAAACTCATTATTGATAACGTCATTAAAAACCCTAAATTTTACGCGTGCATAAGTTCTCATAATAGAAAAACCTTCTCTATTAAATAATGAAGTCGAAGGCTTTCATTTTAAGACAGATAAGTGAACTGTTAGCGAGTAACCGAGGTATGTGTCAAGAAGAGATTCAAGAATGGATTGGAAAAAATGAAGAAAAAACAGTATATGAATTGTTAACCTTTAAAAAGGAACTTTCTAAAACGAAAGAATATCAGGACGTTTCGTGTATGAAGTGGTTTAGAGATGATGAACAATAATAATGTATGTTTAAGAATTGGTCGCAGAAATTCAATAATGCTACCAATCTATCACATGTGCTCATGGACGGAGGTAAACTCTCAGTGCCATTTGATAGATTGAATGAATTTTATGATGTGTATATACAGTCTGTAAAATCGGGTGAGAGGATTTACGTTGTTGAGCAAAAGAGTGAGACGTATAACTTTTTTGTTGATATCGATTACAAAGATGTTGAACCATTAGGTATAGATGATATCCGTGAAATATCTAAAACTATATGTGACACGGTAAACTTCCATGGTGCTAAAGAATGTCTCATCTCTGTATCTCCTCCAAAACCTTCTGGTGACATAACGAAAACGGGTATACACCTTAACTGGCCAGAGTTTGTAGTTGATCAAAATTCAGCTATCGCACTTCGTGAACATATTCTCGTGTCTCTATCAAAATTTAATAGCACAATGGATTGGAATGAAATTATAGATTCGTCTGTATACGGTGACGCACGTAGAAAAACAAAGGGAAGTGGTTTCCGAATGCCATGGTCGTATAAACGAGCGAAGCATGACGCATGTGGTGGTAAAGGGTGTGCAAGTTGTGAAAATGGTAGGATTGACCAGTTGGCATATCTTCCAGTGTTTATGTACACGCTTGGTTCTCTCGCGAGAATAAGTCCGGAACCGAGTGTTAAAATCCTAAAAATGTCAGCCGTTCGGACAGATGCACCCAGGACAATAACAGTCGAACCACCTTCTGTATCATTTAGAATCAAAGAATGTTCATTTTCTGATGATCAAACTAATAATGAAATATACGACGAAGAGTTGAAAAATCGTATTGAGACATTTATTAGAAAGAATATGGATGGTCAGGACAATGCATACATCACTAAATTATTCAAAAATAAAGAAACGTATTACGCAGCGACAACTTCTAGATATTGTGAAAATGTAAAAAGAAATCATAGTTCGAATCATGTATGGTTCATCATAAGTGGAAGAGAGATTCTTCAAAAGTGTTTCAGTCGACATGAAACAATTAGGGGACGACGTGATGGATTTTGTGAATACTTTTGTGGTAGAAGACATAAATTAACAAATGACATTATTGATAAACTTTACCCTAAAAAGGAAGTTCTCAGTAAATGTCCTGAAATCAAAAAAATTATAGAAAAACCAGGAATTAAACAAATGGAAATAAAACCAGATTTAGAATATTTTATAAATCATAACATGAAATGTAGTGATGATACACGAATTGTTAATATAAATCATGACAATAAGAACAATTTTATGGTGATGACAACATCTAATTATTGTGAAACTATTTCAGGTATACACGACAATAAGACCATGTCATACAGTATCAATAAAAACAAAATAACACAGAAGTGTCCTCTATGTAAACGAAGTAAGGCTAGAACGCATCTATTACCGTCTAAAATCACCAGTAAGTTATCCCTTAAAGATACTTAAACAAATGTAACATAAAGAACTTAAATGTATAGGACAAGAACTGGGCGTACTATAAAGAAACCAGCTCTTTATGTACCTATAGAAACTGTTTTAGATGATGATTATGCCACGGATGAACATGATGATACTGATTCCGAGTCACTCATTGACACAGAAGACGAATATAAATCAGAAGATGAGAGTGATGGTGAGGACGGCGATGAAAATGGAAACCTTAAAGATTTTGTGGTTGATGATGAAAGTGAAAGTGAGGAAGAATCAAGTTAAAAAAAACAGCAACTATATTAGAAATGGAAACTGACATCGGTAATCCCATTGAGTATAGCCCAAACATGGACCCTTTAATGCAGGCGAAGAATGAAGATAATACTGAAGAGATTGTACAAGACCAACCGTATTATTATCATCCAAGTGAAATGAATTACCCTCCTCCTCCTCCCCAGCAAACCGAAAAACTGGATATATTCGCGAACGTCGAGAAATCTACGTGGATAATCGCATTTGCTGTTTTTCTTTTAGGTTTTTTCATGGGTAAAACTATGCAACCTGTTATCCTCAGATACACCTAATCATTTACTAAGGTCTCTTATACGAGTCGAAAGTTTTGTATCAGTATCCTCGTACATGTCATTATTAACCCCCTTTTGCGGAAATCCACTTAACCAATGGTCTTCTGAAACAGATGCATAAGCAACAAACGTACCGATATCACCATACCTGGGAGGAATGCCATCCCGTCCAAAAAGAATAGGACCCCGTTGAGTATCTTCAACAAACCCATCAGTTGTTGAAGCTTCAGCCTCTGAGTTAGAACTTGTTTTGTTTTTTAAATTGTATTTTGGTTTAAAAAACAAAATAAAGAATGCCCCGACTAACAATATAGTTATAATTAGACGAAGCATGTTTATTTAATGTATATGAATATTATTTACGCGGATGACACTTCAGGCTCTCCCTCCTCCTTGACTTCCTCCAACTTAGCATCAACTGAGGCAGCTTCTTCCTCTCGCTTCCTCTGGCGTTCCTTCATCTCCTCAGCGACAACCGCGTCAGCCTCCTTGACAAGCTCTTCCATGGAAGTATTAGGCTTTTCCTTCTTGAGTCGCTCCAAGACTTCTGCAGGGTGAGAAATCGGCGCTTCATCAGGTTTCGTATAAAACTTGGAATTCTCGTCACCAGCTGAGTGATGATTCTTAGTTTCCATCATACCCTGTTTGCGCTCACTGAACATACGAGCCGCTTGTGATTGGTTCTCCTTGTAGCCAGACATGATCTCTTCAAGTTTTTCATTACTGTAATGCACATCCTCAATCTTGTCAGAGTCGGGGGGAATCAACAACCATTTGTAGAGGTCTACAACATAAATAT